CCAGTTTGCACCACCACGCATAGTTTTTTGGTGAATCTTGTTACTAACTTTTTGGATTTTAGTTCCTAAAGTTTGGAACCAAAGACCTTGGTTGTAAGCTTCACCTGAATTAGCACCTGTCCATATGTTATTACCATCGTATTTTTCACCAATAGTAACTGACCATCTTTCAGTAGTTAATGCATTTCTTTGTAACATATCTAAAATCTCTAAATCGATTTCTTGAGATATGTATTCAGAAAGCATTGAAGTTAATTCAGCTTCTGCATCAATAGAATGATAAGCATTTAAGTCTTGAGCGAACTCAGGAGTCCAAACTGCTTTTAACTTTCTAGTTTTAGCAACGATTGGAATACTCTTCATTTCTAAATTGATTTCTGGAATAGCTAAATCAGTTTCTGGATTAGCTGCCATTGAAGTTGAAGTAGTTTCAAAGTCACCTCTAGTGATATCAGTTGGCATTTTAATAAATTTAACTATATATCCTTCTTGATTTGAAGCACCTGAACCAGATGCTACGAATTGAATATAAGTTCCGTTTTGTGATTCATTACCTGAAGAATCAGTTAATTTAGTAAACTCAGTAAATACTTTTTCAATTATCTTATAGTTCTTTGAAGTAACAGTTGAACCGGACGTATGCGTTAAGGTAAATGCTCTTATAGCTTCCTTATCTAAATACTTATGTCCTGATGTACCATCAGCATCAGTAAAGATTGATGAAGTAGCGAAGTAATATCTAGCTACTGCTTTACCACCTAATACTGCAGCAACGTTTCCACCTGTTCCTCCGTGGAATTGTCCAGCATATGATTGTGAGAACACAGTATTAAAGTTATAATCTACGCCTCTTAATGAAGCAGTAGTTACTGCAATTCCTTGATCGCCTGAGCCACCTGAATGTGCAGCTCCGCCATCTGTTTTTGCACCAGCAGTTTCAACATACTTGTTAGTATATCCAAATCTACCTGCGCCGTAAAGACCTTCTGTTGGGTCTCCAGTTTGATCAGTTTCACCGAATACAGAATCTTTTTGTGAATCTTTACCTTGTGACGTTTTGAAATCTGCTACAGATGTTCCATACTTGTAATCAAGATAAAAGATAAGACCTGACGGTAAGTTCATAGGTTGAACAGAAACGAAATCTTTGGCAGCAATCTCTGCGAAGATTCTTCTAACTAATGGTAAAGCTACACCTGACCACTCTTCCGAGTTTGATGCAGTACCAGTTCTAGATGATTCATCGATAAGTTGTTTAGCTTGGTTCTCTAAAAGAACAGCCATACCGTGTTTTTCGTAATCGTTATCCAACCCTTCTAAAAGACCAGTTTTCATCCATTTTCCTACAACAGCTTTAGTTTCAGTTAATTGCTGTCTATGGATGTTACTAGTATTGTCTAAAATGTTTCTAACACTTTCCATTTTCTTTTCTCCTTGGGTTAATTGATGAGACCAGCTAATTTCTTAAATCTATTAGCCATATCTTCACCTTCGTTTAATATTTTTGTTGCTTTACTCGGTTTCGTCGAAGCAGTTGGTTTAGACGCCATGCCTTCTTTAATAGTTTTTACGTTACGTGTTGACGCAGTACTATTCATAGATTCAGCTAATGTTGAATAAACTAATTTTACTTCTCTGATGTTTTTTGCTCTATCAAAAGTTTCGATAACTTTTAATTTTTGTCCTTCACTTAAACTATATGCTTTGAATAGTTTATTAGTAAATAACAGTTTGCCGTTCAATAGATTTACTTCATTGATTTTACCTTTAAGGAAACGCACTACATCGTATGCTTCTTTAAGGTCAGATTTCAAAGTTTCAACAACTTCAACACTTTCTTCTGTAGTGTCTTCGTCTTCTTCTACTTCGTCTTCTTCTTGAAGTGATCTTATGATCTCTTCTAAATCAACTTCTTCTTCAAGCTCTTCAGTTTCTTCCATTTCGCCTTCTTCTTCAGTAAGGTCTTCTGGTTTTGCTACTGAGTCAGGATCTTCTTGGTCGCCGCCGTCTGCAGCATCTACCTTGTTGTCCCCTGCGCCAATATCAGATGAATCAGTAACTTCCTCTACAGGTGCTTCTTCTTCGTCTTCTTCTAGCTCGTCTTCAAGTTCTCTAATGATTGCTTCAAGCTCTAAATCTTCTTCCATTCCTTCTTCTTCTTCATCTTCAGCTACTTCTTCTTCTTCGCCTACATCAGCTGGCATTTCTTCTGCAGCTGGTTCGTCAGTTGGCATTTCTTCTGCAGCTGGTTCGTCAGTTGAAAGGTCTTCATCATCTTCATATGTTTCTGATGCTTCTTCTTCTCCTTCCTCCTCAGTTGCTAAATCTTGCTCACCTGCGTAAGGTGAAGTTTCTTCAGTCTCTTCGATTTCTTCTTCTTCTTCTATTTCTTCAGCTTCATTTTGAATTTTAGCTGATAGCATAGATTGAAGTTTCGGGGTGAAAGCTTCTTCAAGAGCGATTTTTGCGTTTGCTAGTGCAGTTTCTCTTACAGCTTTAGCGTCAGCGATTGCTTCTTTTAACAAATCATTGCTCATTGTTAGTTCTCCTAAATTTTTAATCGGAAATAAGATTATTAAGAATCTTAATGGGTGGGTTATTTTTTATCGACGTCACATTAGATAGTAGTAACGTATTGTAATAATAAATACGATAAAAAAAAGGAAAACATTCATTTTCCTTTAATTTTTTCACGATTTTTATAATAAATCAAGACACTTGCTAAATAGCAATATGTAGTGTTTATATTTATCTAGCGACTCCGTCGATAATAGCAGTCCAAACATTTTTATTACTGTTGGCTCTATCTATCTTTCTTTGCTCATTCTTCATCATCCCTACAGCTCTCTCTTTCTCTACCTTGCGCTTCAATGATGGTTTAGTGTAATATCTTTTATCCTTGAGTTCCTGGATAATACCTGTATGTTTCATCATACGTCTGAATCTTTGTAGTGCTTGATCTATACTGGATCCTTCAGGTACTTTAACACCTCTAGGTTGTCCTTCAATTTGATAATCCTGTCTAGTAAGTCTTTTTCTACGTTTGAAATTTTTTTTCTTGAAATCGTGATTTCGGGAGTTAGTATCCGATTGATTTCTGTGCTTCTGGTTTCTACTGTATGCCATTCTGTTATGTTTATATTATACGTTATTTATATATAAATATACAAAAAATATTTGAACTAACCAAATGTTTTTAGTGATATTTTGGTATATCCTCTGTATTCATTAAATACATGTCGCCACGTGCATCATCTACTATTGTCATATCTCTTAAAGCTTTTCCATTCCGAAATAGTTTTTCTATAGGCACACCATCTACATTTGTTTCAAAGCCCCAATCATCTCTTAATTCATCTAAATCAGGATCACCTGGAAAAGGAGTTGATCCTTTTTTAATTGTTTTATATCTTTTTTTAATTGGACCTCTTACTTCATTAAGCTTTGCTTGTTTTTGAACCCATTCATTTATATTAAATTTCATATTATTTCTCCTGTTTAGTTGGTGCTAATGGTATTCTATTATCAGTTTCACCTATTTGATAGTATCTTCCTAATTTTTGTCCTATATCTTCATATAGAGCTTCCATACGTTGTTGCATTGTATTTACTTCAGTTGCCACTTTTTCAAATTTTGTTAGATTAGTATTTATTTCTTTTACATCCTTCTTAACAGTAACTGAATCAAACCAATCATCAGTTTCAGATAATGCTACCTTCCCAGCTAATTCGCATAGTTCTTTGATTGCACCAATTACTTCCTTAACACTATTAGGTCTATAAATATGTTCGTTAAATTTATTAAATTTAGCAATAGTATTATTAACAACTTGCTTTTCTTCAATTGTTAATTTTCTATAATTTTCTTCAACTCTAGATTCGTTGACTAATGGTCCCATTTTTAACATATTTTATTCTCCTAAATTATATTACAACAACCTGTCATTTCACAAAGTATATCACGAATAATTTTATCCACCTTCGATTTACTTAGTTGTGTTATTTTACCTTCAGCTAATATACCCTCATTTTGTACAGGTCTCATGAATGCTCCATGAGTTGATGGATTAGAAACAAAGTCCCAACATATCAATTCAAAATCATCCTCTACTTGAACAGTAGCTTCATCAACCTGTTTTACTGATCCCATACCTCTAGAACTAATGCCTAATGTAATTCCGGCTTTTAATAATTCTTTTAATATGTTACCCGATGGTGTAGATAATATTTCTACCTTACCTATAACATCATCTCCCTTCCACCAAACATCCTTTACATTGTGAGATACATTTTGCAAATTTACTACTGAAGCTTCAGGATGATCTAATTCCCCTAGAGCTCTATTTTCTGCAATGTTTATTTTTTTATATTGTGCAACTTCTCTTGCAAGAATTTCCTTAGGATAAACTCTACCATTTTGATTTTTAGAACTAGCTCTTTGTAATACGCCCTGCACTATAAGACGGCCATCATTTGTTTCTTGAGCCTCCATTAGTTGTTGGGGCGATACTTCAAAATTAATAGTATCAATTAATAGTTGTTTATTCATAATATTATCCTGCTAATTCTTTTAACTGTCTTCCTATCCTTAGGATTCTCTCACCGATTTTTCCAATACGAGCTTTAGATGATTTCCAATAACTATCACTACTAACTCCCATCTCGGTTTTTAATTTATTGTTTTGTCTTACTATATTTTCTATTTCATATAGTCTACGGTTTATTTCTTTTATTGCCGTATTAACTTTTGCTTTTGGAGTAGATGATGTATCACCCTTATAATCCTTATAAGTTAATTCATTCATCGCCTTTTTATATATTGACTCTCCCATCTTTCCCACAAATATCTTTTTAAGTGACTTCTTTACAATTTTATATCCAGTACTATTTTCAGAATTAGATTCTTCTTTCTCTTTATCTTCTTCCCTATCGTCTGTAAATGCATATGGTGTTTTCGGTGGTCCTGCGCCACCATCTAAATTACCAGTTACATTGGTCTCATCAAGATCATTTAACTGTTCTGAAATGCTTTTTATATATTTTTTAATACTATTTGACATTCTTAAGTTCCGTAATTAATTCGTATAGTTTTAATAAAGATACAATTTCCTTATCTTTAATTGTTCTTGATTTACCCAATCTATTAGCCTGCTTCATTACCTCTTTTAATTTAATTTTTAATACAGGGTCATTAACAGATTTAATTTTACGATTAAGAGTTCTTTTAATATAAGGAACTTCAGAAATAATATGTTCTTTAAGACTTGATGTATCTGAAACATTATTAATAAACTTTCTTAAGAGACTTTTCTGTCTTTCGTTTAACTTATCATATTTGCTATTAAACTTATCAATTAAAATTTTATATGATAGTAATCTAGTATCTTTGTCTTGTCTACCATAATCCTCTTGAATTAATGTACCTTGTTTTCTAGGAGCATCGCTTTTAAGAATATGTTCAATTAATTGATATCTATTTTTTACATCTTCTGCAGGTTGTAATTCCGTTTCGAATAATCTAAATACAGATCCTAATTCTCTATAATTATTTACTCTTGATTTGAAGAATAATTCAGAATCGAAATTTTGTTTTATTTCTTTAATTAAATTATATTTCTCTCTTCGTAGAGATGATGAGTTCAATTGTCTTCTAGCAGTCAATGCTGCATCTAGAAATTTATTTGCTTTGGTTTCTGTAGAGAATTTTTCCTTTATTACGCTTTGATATAATTCTAATTCTCTACCTAATTGTGTATTTGAATTAAAATATTTTTTAATTATCTTAACGGCTGATGAATCCTGATTGGCTAACGTATCAGACGCAATCTGTCTGACGAGCAATTCAAATAGAATACCTGTATTTCTGTATTTGGAGTGTTTCATATGCCTTTGCTTCCTTGTCTTATTATATTGTATATTTCCTCTTAAATAAATATTAAGTTTGGAAAAAATATTACATATCCATCAGGTTATTCTCGTCTAAAATCGTGCCTTTATCGGAATCTGATGAAGATTTTTCTTCTAATGTCTCTTTTATTATACTTCTGGTCTTATTTTTGCCATTTAATGACTGAACTAATGATTTCATCGATTGAGAATCTTTATTATATTCCTCACGCTTCAATGGGCTATTACCTCTGAAATTATGTTTTAATGGTTCTGGATCTCTGAATGTTTTTGTTAAATCCTTATTACCTAAAGGATTTTGACCTAAATCGTGATTTACCGAACCATAAGAATTGCCGATGGGAGGCCTGCCAACTGGATTTTCAGCTGGGTCATCATCCTTATTATGATCTTTTCCTAATGATGCTAGATCGTGTGGAGTTCCAAATGACTGGTGAGACTTGGCTGGGTCATTTCCTTCTTGCTCGATTTGACTATGTCTAAAGCTTTGTTGTAAATCTTTTATTACTCCGGTTTGCTCTCTTTCCCATTGTTCTTTACTCATATTCAATATGTTTTCATACATCCATTGAGTAGATATAATCTTGCTACCTTGCATATCTTGAATCAATCTAACCTTTTCTTGCCATAATGAAACTTTTTCTTGCTCATATACAGTTGAAGGAGTTGTTAATGCTAATTCAAAATTAATTAAATCGTCATCTGTATATCCTTGTGTATATAGATGGACTATTGCTATCTTTGTTAATTCAGAAACAACTATTCTTTGGATCCTTTCAATTGTTCTTGCGAATCTAATATCTTCTGCTGCTAATGTTGCCTTTCCTTCAATTCCTTCTTCATAACCTAAAAATGCTTTAGGCACTCTTAACGCTGACATCATTTTATTTTTAAGGTATTCAATATCATCAATTGCGTTAAATTCCAAACCAGATAAAGATTCTATTCTTGTGCCACTTTCACCACCTCTTGTAGGCAAATAAAAATCTTCCATCATATTTTGCATATTAAATTTAAGATTATATTCCCCAGTATTGCTGTCTACAAATGGAACCTTTTTCATTTTGTCAATAATAGCTTGCATGTATCCATCAACCTCTTCTGGTGGTATGTTTCCTACATCAATATTAAACATACGCTTTTCAGGAGCTCTCATAATACGATGGATCATCATTGCATCTTCCATCATTATCAATTGTTTCCATGTTTTTCTTGCTGGTTCTATCATAGCTCTACCATATGGTAAAAAATTGGTGTCTGACAATAATCTAAAGTGAGCTATTTCAAAACTTTCATATTGATCTTTTCCACCAACACCGTCTTGCGTAAATCTAGATGCATATGGATTCTCAGGATCATATCCCTCTTCTCTCCATATTTCGTAAGGTGATAAAGGCACAACATTTACTATACCATATTTTTCTGCTATATCTAATTTAAGGAAAAAATCTCCGTATTTACAAAGGTTACGAACCCATGGCCAAAGATTGAATTCGATATTAAGAACATCATAAAAAAGGTTGTGAACTATTTTTTGTATATCTTCTTTATTACTACGAATTAATAAAACATCACCAAATTCATTTTTCATTGTTGTTTCATCAGCATATATGTCCAATGCTGAAGATAATATTGAATCAGTGTCCATAGCTTCATAATCATTGTATAATTCACTTTTTGCATACTGAAAATTTTGTTGCACTTGTGATCCATATCCACCGTGCTGATGTTGTTGTCTTCTTAATCTAGAAAATCTATCAATTCCTCCTTGAGATTTTAGATTTCCAGAAGATTGAAGTCTTGATGTATCAGATACTTTTAATCTTCTACCACCAACATTTCTAACAACTACGTTACTAGAAAATAATTTTTTTAACCTTCCGAATATTGATTTATCTGCCATTGTTTTATTCCTCTTTATATAACTATTATAGTAACCAAGTTATATCGTTTTCTTGATTACCTATTTTTTGTGTCCATGGATTTATATCAGGTTTGTTCGTACTTGTATAAACACCTTGGCCACTATTTTTTCTAATATTACTTAATGCAGACTTTGTTAACTCTATCCCCTTTTGTCGAAGCATAAGAGCTGTATCCCTTACCCACATTGCTATTGCAAATGCCATTACCAAGTCATCGTTATATCCAACTTGAGCTTGTGGCTTATTGCCTTTCCATATAAAAACCATTAATTCATCGACTAACCTTTTAGATTTGATATTGCATGCTCTTTCTCTAAAGTAAGTCTCTAGTTTAGATATAATTAGTGGTCTGGTTTTTGAAGTCGTCGTAAAACCAGGTATCATTTTATCATCCGGTCTTAAATCATACCTTTTTTTCAATCTAGATTTAGTATCGACTATTGAAAGGTCAGATGTTGAATAAAATAAATTTTTATAATTTCTATCAATTGCTGGTTGTATAGCTGCCCATCCTACATTTGCATTCTCTACCACTAACATAGCATCATTCCATTCGGTTGCTACATTTACTAACATATTACCAAAATCTTTTGTTGGTAATTGGCCTCTGTATTCCGCTACTTGTGTTATTGTTTCAATTTCTATTACATGAAATGTAGAAAAGTCTGTAGAATCCCCTCTGGCTACATCGGCTACTACCACATAATCCTTATTATAGTCTACTGATTCCCATTTCCAATAATTGCCATCAAAACCTTCTTTAGATATAGGATCGCATACTTGGGATTGTTCATACCACTGAATAGTTGTTCCATCAACCACTGTATGTCCAGATGTGATAAAATCGCAATCACATTCTTGTGCGGCCATTTTAGGACCTAATAGTTCATCTTGCTTATCTCTCCAATCTTGTTCTCTATCTGGATGCAATGACCAGTGTAATTTGATTGGATTAAATCCGTTAGAGCATGCCTCTGCCCCAACCCATGTTTTATGAAAAAAGTTACCTGTTCCATTAGGAGTAGATAAAACTATTGCTCCACCACCAGTAGCTAATGTTTGTTGAGATGAAGCCCATATTTCATCAATGTTATCAATAAATGCAGCTTCATCCATTACTAATAAAGATAATGCTTCAGATCTACCAGCATCTCCTGCTGAAGATACTGCTTTTATTTGGGATCCGTTTTTGAACCTTAAGGATAGTTTATTATCCTCTACACAATTACCTTTTAACCAAGTAGGTAAATTATCATGCATTACTCTAACCTTTGTAACAAGGTTTTTAGCTACTTCCTGTTTTGTAGCGATTACTAATATATTTTTATCATTTTGAAATAACATAGTCCATAAGGAATATCCTGCTGTCAATGTTGATATACCTAGCTGTCTTGATTTAAGGATAACATTATAATCATTATCTCTAAATTCTCTTAATGATGATTCTTGGAATGGGTATAGATTAAATTTAATTTTACCCTTTTGTGGATGCTGTATATAACAATACTTTTTCATGAAATGTACAGGATCTTGAGCACATTTCGTGAATTCTAATTTTATTATATCTTTTAAGCTTTTTTTTGCCATAATAGTCCACCTTCTTATAATAAATATACAAAAAATTTATTTAAGAAACAAATTTATTGAGGTAAACTATAATCTACAATGTGTATTATTGCTATGGTTCCGACAATGCCTAGAACGACTCCGCCAGCTGGAGAATTCCAAAATTTATCCTTTCGCGATAATTCTTTTTTATATAAATTAATATTTTCATTCAAAAATTTCTTCTGCTGAATAAGCAAGCTAATTTGTAATGAATCGTTTACCGATATCTGTTTATTAACATCTATAATTTTATTAAGATCTAAAATAAATAAATCCTGTTTGGCTATTACAGAATCTAATGATGTAATTTTTAATTTATATTCCGTATTAAGTTTTTTTGATAAATCATATGCTGCTTTATAATCCTTAGTCTGTGAAAATCCTATAGTGGATATACAAAGTAGTAAAATGGTAAGTAATTTTTTCATAACCTTCTTCTTTATTATTATAATATCTTTCCTAATTTAGATTGGTTAAATAATTTGTGTATTGCAGTCCATATTTTTACTTCTTTTGCAAATGCACCCATTCCCAACTTATCAAATTCTTCCACATCCTTCTTTCTTGCAATGTCCTGTAATGTGCTTAATAATCCACCATGACCCATATTGTCTGATATTTCATAATACTGTTTTTTTAGGTCGTAGTATGAATTGCCTTCATTTAGAGAACCGAATGGTTTAGTTGTAACTACTCCACCAATACTTTCATTTACGTTAGATTCATCAGTTGTTCTTTTCTTTTTTCTACCTTTCATAAAAACTTTATCCATGTCGATAGTTTCTTGTTTACCTTCAAAGATGTTTTTAATTTCGTTACGTATTGCGGCTCTAAATTTTTCTTCAATATTTTTCATATTATCCCACTTTAACTAATTTATGTGTTTGTGTAGCCATCCATGAATTACCTACTCCAGCCATTTTTGCTGCCTTCTTAATAGCTTCAACAGTAGATCTTGCCTTTACCGTATAAACTTTTTTTGGATCCAAATCTACACCGCTTAATTTCATTGGTGCAAATTGCATTCTCCAGGTAGCGAATCCTTCATTAACAACAGCTTCGGTTTTCTTTGCTACAGTTCCTAATTTTTTATGAAGATACTCATCACTATCATCTGTATCGCCATCATTATCAATATCTTTATCTTTAAGATCATCAAATTTAGTTGCTGCCTCTTTGTCATCGATATTATCTACCTTTTCACTTAAGAGGTCTTTTAATTTTATCATACTAGTTTTTTTCATAGTTACCCTTTTCGTTAAAAAATTCTTTAGCTTCTGTTAAAGATTTAATTTCTCTGAGGTCCCAATATAAGTCATCAAGTTTAGAACCTTTTAATTTTTTATGAAGTATAGCTTTTTGAAATTTAGCTGCCTTTTTACCATCCGGTAACATATATGCTCCACGGAATCTACCACCTGCTCTTAAAGCTTGTGAGGCCTGAACTCTAGGAATGCCTGCTGCTCCTATTTGACCATTAGGTAATACTATAGTATATTTAGTTTCAGTAATAGAAGGAGCATCCTTAGTTACTGGTTCTGATTCGGTAACCGGGTTCCACTTCATTTTTTTAAGTCTTGCGCTAGGTAATTCACCTAATACGTTTTCATTGATTTTGTTCAGAGTTTCCTCATTCAACAGGTCTTTCAATCTAGCCATATAATTTTTCCCTATAGATTTTTTTCTGCTTCTGCTAGAGCTGCTTCTAAATCCGCTATTGTTTGATCGTTCTTTTTAACGTTCTTTTTTGCGTCTTTAACTTCCTTGCTTCTACCATCTGCAGTTTTTGTTAAATCGGTTAGTTCATTATTTAATATTTCTTTTTCAGCCTTGACGTCCTGAATTTGAGATTCTAACCGTTTAACCTCTTCATCGTTCTTTGCAATCTTTGGATTTATTTTTCGCCCTTTAGCTTTTGCCGCAAGTAATATAGCTAAAATAGATCCTATTAGTCCTATTATAAATAGTATTGATTTTTTTATCTTACCCATTTTTAACTCTGTTCCTTTTCTGTAAAATCATATTTTTCGCCAATATACTTCTTAAAATATGCATACATCTTATTCATCAATATAGTATTATCCTTAAGATTGTTTAATGCATTGACTACTGTTTGCTTATCAATTTGATTTTGTTCAGGCGTTTTTGATGGATCATTTGGCTTTCTTATAAAGTCAACATAATTAGGCATCGATCCTAATGTCGTAGTTAATTGTAAAGTATAGTCGTTCATTGATTGAATCATATTATCTAACTTTTCATCGCCTTCAGAAGCTTTAGCTTGTTCCTGTTCGATCATGAATTGCTTTATACGCCATTCTCTATCACTAAATTGTTTTGCCATTTGTTAATCCCAAAATATCATTTTACCGATAACACCTAATACGGCTACCCATAAAGACCATAATGTAGCATTCGCCTTTTTTCTAAAATCAGTATTTCTATTTACTCTAGCTATTGCTCCTTTATCAGGATCCAGTAATACCTTTTTTATCATGGTAATATCTTCTTGCATTTTACCTTGACCATCTTTAAGATATTCTACATCTTGCTTAACTAGCTTTATTTCACTGTGTAAATGTTCGTTTGTTAATCTTGCCATTATTATTGCCCTACGTTTATACCTTTATTTGAAACGTGTTCACCAACATTTCCTGCTGCATATATTCCAAATACCCATTTTACAAATTCAGCCCATTGGCCAAAATCACATTGGCTTGTTGCTACAAATACTATTGATGCTAAAAATAGTATCATTGCGAACATTAATTTTTTACTTTGCAATTGTGTTTTAAGATTACTCATCTTCTTTCTCCGATTTTAATTCATTATATTTACTACCAAGTTTTGCCTTATCTCTTAAATCATCTTTGAATGAATCAAAGCGCTCTTGGATTTTTTCGTTTATCGAATCTACAGATTCTGGCAATTTCCATTTTTCAACCTTGCCATCACTATTTACATAATCCATTTTCGTAAAGGTTTTTTTAATTATATTAACTTCTTGTTCCGCTTCTTTAATAAAGGATTCTACATTCTTTTGGATTTTTTCCCTTTCATATTGTTCATATAAATCCTCGCCCTTTACATATCCTTCACAATGTAATAGTGTTTCTTCTTTAACCACACAATCATGGCATTTATTTTCTTTAGTAACAAATTGATGATCAAACTTGGTTATTTTTTTCTTACATTGTGGACAATTATTAGTAGAAAGTAATTTTCTAATTTTATCAAATCTACTTATCTTTGATTTATATCCATCTTTTTGAACCCATTTTTGACCATTATCATCTGTCCATACTTCTCCTAAAACTCTATCTGATTTATCATTCTCAAATCCTACAGTAGCTTTGGTTTGCGATCTATGTTGACCTTGCAACATTTCATTAACCGCTTTTATATTTTTTAATTTACTCATAACTATTTTTCCTTATCTCATTAACATATCATCGTACATTGATAAATCACGATCATAAACTTTATTATTTACCTTCTTAATTGGAAATGCTCTTAAATCTAAAACACTACCATTATCCAATTGAACCTCATGTCCTCTTACGGCTACAACCTTTGCCTTTTCATCTCTTGATACTTTTCCAAATTTGAAATATTGATCGTAAGTTATTACATCGCCGCTGTTTGGTTTTAATTGTTTTTGCATAAAAGCCATTTGACTTTTAGATAATTTATCATTTAATAATTTTTTCTTTTCATCAACGGTTTCGTTTTTGCCCTTTTCATACTTATCTTTAATCTTACCTATTTCTTCATGGTTCTCGCCCTTGCCAGCTGCAGATTGTATTTTTTTCATTCCCTCTTTACCATACTTCTTAACACCGGCTTTATATAATATACCACTTTCAGATAATTTATTTTCTTTAATCTGAACTCTGTTTTGATGGCCCAATCTTTTATCAAGTTCCTTACTAGATATTACGTCTCCCTTAACACCATCACCATAAAGAGCCATCCACTCATCCTTGAATACCTTGGACCATGTTTCACCCTTGGCTCCTGATTTGTGTCCTGTGAAGTGCACCATCGCACCCATTTTAGCTTTCGTTGCAAAGTTTCTTGGCGGTTTTTGTATTGGGTATTTTTTGAAGTTTGTCCATATAATAGCTTCAGTTATAGATTTAATTGATTTTTTGATTTTGGTAGCACCCTTAAGAGTTTTATCCTTGAGGTAATTGATTATTTCCTCTCTTACGATAGTGCGGATTTGTTCTTCTTTTTTTGGCATAAGTTTCTTTATCCTAAATTTTAATGCTGGTCTACCATTAATAGTTGGTTGGCCTTTTTCATCGGTTCCAAATTCCTTAACTTCAACAGGCTTATTCTTAAACCTGCCTGTAAGTATTATGTCGCCTATGTCTAAATTTATGTTCATATAAATAATTAGCTGTTTACATATAAAACAAGCCAGTAATTTGATTTACGGGTGCAAATGCTCCTGTAAACTTATAAGTTTTACCCTTATATATAAATACTATACCTTCTGAAGGAACCACCTTAGAAAATCCACCAATTGCTTGAATTTTTTCCAATTGCTGCGCTACTCTAGCTAATTTTTTAGGATCTCCTCCTTTTTTTACACCTGCAATAGCTCTATCCACTTGTTTCTTCATATCTTGAACTGCCTTATCTGGATTGGCTGCTAAAAATCCTGAAGCGTTCTGCAGTATTTCAGCCCCTACCTCAAAGAATAAAGTTTCCATGGCAAACATATTTTTCTTAACTTGAGCTGCATGATTTTCTTTATCAATTGTCTTTGCCCAAGATAATATTTTTTCGTTTTCTATATTTTGTTTATTTAATCTATATGATTTATCAAAAAATGCCCAACGTTTAGTTAGACCTACTAATATATCATTTGTTATTAAAGGAGCTTTGGAAGTAATAAAATTTTCCCACCACTTTTGATGATATAAAGATAAAGTATCATTATCCGATAATTTGAATTCGGATTTAATCTTATTTAGTTTACCAAAAAATTTACCTTTCATTTTACCGTAATCCTGAGAAGCTTTGACTTTAAGAATATTTGGACCAATGATACTAAAACTTTTTTGAACATTAGCATTTACCTGTCTTATCATACCAGCTAACATTCTTGCGCCATCCGATAAGGCTCCAACCGCGGTACCATTTTTATATTGTAATACATTATGAAATTGTAGATAAGGTGCATCATAATTTATAACATTTGCAGATGCTGGATACATGATTTCCATATTCACCCAGTTGTTACCCTTATCAAATATTTTTTCTCGTTGTTTGGTATTAATAGATTTGAATGCTTTCCCCAAATCCCTCATAGCATAATTAAAAGCTTTTTCGATATTTCCTCTTCCAGCAAATTTAGATGCTATGTCACTAGCACTAACTCCACCTCTTTTAATATCGCCTGCATTTCTTGCTGCCTTTAATCCATTGTTCCATGTTACAAATAAATTTTGTCCATCAGTTTTTTCAGTAGCTACTGTCTCGCGGCTTAAATTACCTTGAAGCCCCATATCAATAATATTTTTCAAATCTCCAAAAGTTAAACCCTTATCATCAAATGGATGTTGCATATGACCATAAGCTCCTCCTTCTGTTAAAATTTGTTTAGCAGCCCAAGTACCTAAGTCTTCAGATAATTTTTTATACTTATTAGCTTTGGCATTTTGTTTAATAATTTTTGTAATTTTTGGATCTGGTTTATTTGGTTCTTTAATTCTATCGCCGGCTAAATTTTTCTTACCCTTTGCATCAGCTGAATCAACCCAATTTACTAATTGCATACCAACTGCAGTTGATATTTTTTTGATGTGCTTTTTCCACTTATTATAAGCTGCATTGGTAGAGATATCAAATTGATTGTTAGATGACATTACTCCTTGATCGCCTGCTGGGAAATATGATACTGCAGTAATTGGTCCTGCAGGATATTTTACATCTTTTGCATGATCTTCAGGGGTTGGTATATCACTATCGCCTACTACTGATTCGCCGTCTCCTTTTCCTAATATAAATTTTATTACATAAAATCCCATTCTTTCCGCAACTTTAGATTGTGACTTTTTATACCCTCTTATTGAAGAAAATCCATGACTAGGGCCATCATCAACCTCATTACCTTTTGAAGTTCCTGTGACAGATGCTTCTTTAATAATTTTAGAAAAATCATTTTCAATTATAAATTGCTCTACTATTGATTCATTTAATTTTTCTAATTTTTTAACAATCCAATCATAGTTTTTAGTATGACCAAATATGCCCTTATATATTTTAAGTTTCTTTTTAGGATCCAAATTTGTATCACCCAACACCGCTCGTAGTGTAGTCCCTGACATTTCCCCGTAGCCTGGTACGTTCATTGAAACATGAGGCGCTATGATAGTATATGCGCCATCTTTATACCCCACTTCAGCTTTACCTTTCCATGGTCTAAAGAATTTACCACCCAATCTTGAAGCATCTTTTTCTCCTACCATAAATACTGCTGCTGTT